ATTTTAGAATCTCAGATTTATTGTATTAAGTATGTCTAATGCTTATTTACGATCTATCACTATTGCATTATTTATTTCGGATAGTTTATATCCCTGGTAGATTTTGATCCGCAATTACGCCGAACCGAGTTTGTTTAACGTTTAGTGCCTGTTTTAAGTTTTTCCTCTGATTTATTTGTTACTACTTCACTCCGTATTTCCTTCTCTTGAAGAGACAATTGCTTTACAATATCCTAAGCTGCAACATTTGTTTGCACCATAGTTTTATTAAAAGCAATCGTTATAAAAATGTAATTTTAAAGTTTTGCCTTCCGAGTTTGTTTAAAGTCCCTGCCTGTCTAAAGATTTTCCTTACCCTAAACACACAACTATGTTTTGATTATTTACCTTTTAAAGAGAATATTATTCCCCGTTTCCTTGCCTTTTTAGCAACCAAACAATGGATAATATATTTAACTATGTCTAACCAAGATTTTGAATCACAATCCAAACCACAATATAATGTGGAGAAAAACTATGCTCCAATAGACCCCCGCATTTTGAATCTCAGTCAAGACGATAAGATTATTGATACCAACGCAATCTATCGTCAAAGACAAATCAAACGATCTGAAGCTAATGTCAGACAAATTCCTAATTTGATGACATTAACACCAATCCATACAAATCTCAAAGTTGCACATGCAAAAATTGTGCATAACCGTGAAGGTTATGCAAAAAGAACTGCTGGACGTTTTGCAGTTCAATCGCCTCTCTTAAATGTTTATTTGACTCCTAACTTAACATCCCAAGAACGCCTGCGTGCTTACAACAAGCGCCACAAGTGTTCTCATGGTCGATGGTTCAATGTTATTGAACCGGTTTACGTAGCTGAAAAGCTTGTTGGCTATAAAGTTAGATGCGAGCATATGGATGAACATCTTAGTGACACAATTTCTACACCATGTGGAAACTGTGCTAGTCCAGACACGCGTGTTGTTTGGAAAGAGAAGTGTGCATGCGAAATTAAATATTGTTGTCGTTGTAAATGTTGTATTTATTCTTATACTATAAATCCTGAATCTCCCCCAATAACTCTTTGTTGCTGTGCTTGTGGTGGTAATAAACAAGGTGATTTTACCTTGAATATTGTCACAAAGCCCTTCAAGAAAGCTAAGAATTGGAAAACCATTGCATCTCCTGTTGAACCTGTTGTTTTTGAGGCCCCTAAACCGATCTCAACCAAGATTCCTTTTGTCCTACCAAAGAGGGCAAATTGGAAGCGTGGTACAAAAGTTAATCTCAAAGATTTTTTAAAACCTCTACCTGAACTGGAAACACAAGGTGGTCGTTTATACAAAAAAGTTTTTTATTCTGAAAACTTAGTTTTTAGCGAGACTGATTATGGTCTTGCATCTCTTTCTCATCTAGTTACTGAATGTTTATTAATTAATGGACCTGCACTTTCTTGTTTGCAGATCCAAAATGATACACAGTTTCGCACTTCTTTTTATTCCAAAGTTTTTTCTCAATATATCAATGATGGTGACTATACAGCTCAGCATCTTTTGGAAGTAGTTAACGTTGTTTTTGAAAGATGTTGTTCTGACCATGAGCCTTTTTTGAATCCACCCCTTTATGATCTCGCAAAAATCGATAGATCGGGTAATCCCATCTATTTCAAAGCTTCTATGTTACCTATTTTTAACCATTTTTTTTTTCAATCAAACAATGTAGATCTTAGTTCTTTAACAAAGAAAGAACGGCACAAATTTATTTTGTGTTGTTTAGACCGTTTTTGTAATGTGTATTCTTACCAATCTTTCCTCTCTAGTGATAGAAATCTCAGACCTTATTTTGATATAACACTTTTTGATAAAACAATAGTTCAATTTTTAACCAATGAAATTATGGACCGTCAAGGTGGAGCTCTGTCAGCAGCTGTTGATTTCTCTACCAAGATCGGTGAAACTATCTCATCTTTTGTTTCTACTACACTTACTAAAATTTATGATATTTTTAATAATGCTTATGATACCGTTATCGGTTCTATTATTGATAGGACTGTTCTAGCAGCACAACGGAAAACTAAAGCATTGTTTAAACAATATTTTGAAGCTATTAAGAAAGTAGAAACACTACAACCAGATCTTTTTGTGGCTCTTTGTTCCACAATTTATACCCAAATTCAATCAGCTTCCACCTCCAACTATATCACTTTTGTTTTACTTTTTAAAAGGATTGTAAATCCTTATATTGAAGCAATTGTTGGATCTCATTTTGAAGAAGGTCCGTCCCCGGCAAACAATTCTCAGGACGGAAATGACTTCCATGATACAGTAGAGGAAGTGGAACCTCAAGCTGGTTCGCACTTTGATTCTTTTGTTTCTTTTTTTACAAATTGTCTAAAGTTTCCTAGAGTTAAATTTTCAGGCATTCGGTTTACCGAACATGCCAAGAATTTTAACACTATAGTTACTAGTGGCAAGAATCTCATTTCTATTTTTTACGCTATTTTAGATTTTTTACCAAAATTTTTACGTTCTTATTTATGTACTTTTGATACAACCTCATGGATGCGTTCTGAATTGCGTGATACTAATTCTCCTTTTTATCGTTTAACTCACAACGCTCTGGCGTGCCAAGTAGCACTTAATCGTGGATCTCATTATCTTGATTACAAAGAACAAGCCAAATTAGCTTTGGATGAACTTTATCTTCAGATAAAGGAAGAAGGTATTATGATAAATAGTCAACTCTCAAATCAAATTAAATCCTACGAACAGATGATGTTTGGTTTGCCAGAACTTGCAATCCGTACAGCCGAACCGTTTACAATTAAAATCACTAGCTCACCGGGTATGGGTAAATCCACAACCTGGCCAGCTTTTGTTTCACCTTTGTTTCCGAGTTTGTCGGTTAAGAGTATACTTGAACACACTTATACTCGCAATGTTGATGATGAGTTTTGGGATGCTTGTAATCCCGAGAAACATCAGATAATATTGTATGATGATTTTAATCAAGACCGTGAGGAAACAGATCTGAAAGAACTCATTTCTCTAGTTTCTAAAAGTGCTTTTATGCCACCTTTTAGTTCTATCACCAAAAGTGATAGTAAGATAAGTGGCGTTAAAGGTATGTCGCTCGCACCTAAACTTGTGGTTTTACTGTCAAACACTGAAACGGTAAACTCAATTACGCTTAATTCATCTGAGGCTGTGAATAGACGCCGCCACATCCATATAACTATGCGTAAGCGAGCACCAGAAGAAGCTAAAACGCTCACTGGTGAACGGAAACCACAGTCACACGATCCTAATGACTTTGACATCTATTATACCACCGACCCAAATTCACTGCCCAACAAACTAATAACGTTTAAAAATCTCCAAGTTGTCATTCGTGATACTTATAAAAGATACCTCATGAACCAAAGGCAAATTACAACTGATGTAAACAGCCTTATGTACAAAGAAAGTGGTGACAATGAAGATCTTATCACTGTTCAACATGGTTACCGAGATGAAGTAAGATTCATACGGAGCCGTGTTGACCAATTTCTTGTTAGTGTTCTAAATTCTAAACAAAGTATTTATGCCATGTCTATGTTTTATAAGTGTTTTGACTTTTACACCGATTATAAGTGTATCTTTAAACCTTTGATTGCTTGCTGTACTGCTCTCACAGCTGCATTTGGAGCCTTTAAACTCATACAAAAATTTATAATGCCAATCTCAAGCCAAACTCAATCTGGTGAAAATTCCAATGTTAAGATCCTAACCCATCCTAAAATCTCAGTTCAAGGAACAAGTGGATGCGCGATCGCTGACATTGTCGCAAACAACACTATCCGTGTTATTCGTGGCAATGACTTTTGTACGGGTTTTTTTGTTTCCGGCCGGACGTTTATAACATCTGGCCATATTTTTAAATCTCGTACAGATGACTCGTACAATCACTCTGATCCTATAACCCTTATTCATAATAATAGTTCTACTCCCACAACTTTTAATTTTGATCCTTCTCGTCTTAGCGTAGTTGGTAAAGACAAGGATGTTGTCTTGTACCGCGTGGATTCTCGTATTGGTGCCCGTAAAACTCTCACACATCTGTTCTATACGGGAACTGTAATCTTAGAAAATAGGAAATTGGCCGCGATTAAGTTTGATGGTGAATTCATCAAACGGTATTATGGTATGTTTCATAAAGATAAATTGCAAGTCTTGTATAATCCGAATCTCTATCCAAATTCACAATCTCTTGTTCACACAATGTTTAGCTACAATATCCCTGGCAGCAAAGGTGATTGTGGTAGTGGTATTGTAATTGATGATGACCTTTTGGGTTCCAACCTTATCGCTGGAATTCATAGTGGTTATAATCATAATCAAGGATATGCTGTTGGCTTTTTGGTAACACGACAAATGGTTTTGGATGCTCTCCAAGTTTTGGATGAGCGTCTGGAGCCCGAAATTGTGCGTTCAGAGACCCAATCTGCATATTTTACTGAAGTTAAGGATGACGATAAACTGGTAGCTAAATTACCTGGCTCGACAGTTCTTGAATTCAAACTCGACAATCCCATTACTCAAAACACAAAATCCTCTGCCATTCCCTCACCTCTTTTCAATAAAATAGTTGTAAATACAACAATTCCCGCCATTCTCAGTCCTAAAGATCCTCGCCTTCCTGAAGGTCATGATCTTTTCCGTGGACAAATAAAGAAATACACACACAACGCTATCCCTTTTACAAAAGAGGAAATAGATAGCGCAATGTAAAGTGTGTATGAAGATCTCAATGCTATTCCAACTATTACCCTCCGCCGTGTACTCACAGAAGATGAAGCTATTAATGGGGTTCAAGGTTATCCTTTCCTTGATTCCCTAGATATGACAACGTCTGCTGGTTTTCCATTTAATTTATCCCCTGCACTCCGTGGTGAAAAACGTAAGCTTTTTACTGCCACAGCAGAAGGAAAATACTCAATCTCAAATCCAATTCTCCGCAAGCAATTGGACGAACGGACTGAATTTGCCAAGAAGGGCATCATGTCAAATGATGTCTGGATTGATACACTTAAGGATGAACGTCGTCCTATTGAGAAGGTGTACCAAGGTAAAACCCGCTTGTTCGCCGCTTCACCATGTGCTTTTATTATTCATTCTCGTAGATTTTTTTTGTCTTTTGTTTCTCATTTTTATCAATGTAAAAATAAATGTTTCTCAGCTGTAGGTATTGACAAGTCGAGCACAGATTGGAATGATTACTTTCTGCGTCTTCGTGAAGTCAGT